TCTTATCTCCAGTGTATTTGATATTCTTTGTCTTCGCCACCTTGTGAATAATTTGTGATGCTAGGAAAATCAACCGCCGGCTCATGTTTAAAAGTGGTAGTGTGTAAAGTCCAAGAAGGAAAAGGTGCAATACCAATAAATACATCATTAGCTTCATCCCAAGTACAACCAATTCCACTAGGATTTACTCTATCAACAGCCCAACCTGTGTAGTCGCCATCTCTAGCAAAAGCTTTATAAATATTTCCTCTTTTCCAAAGACTATTTACATATTCTTCTGCTGCTACACTTGTAGGATCTGCTTCAAGTGTTGTATCTCCTATTGGAGTATCACCACCTAAAACAAAGGTTTGCATTACTTCTTTCGTTCCCCAGTGTATTTCTGCGAAATAAACATTAGCCATTTTTTAATCCTATGCGTCGTTAGCAAGGTCAGTAGTAAAGAATAATTTAATACCAAGTAATCTTGCGTCAGCTGTTAAATCATCTGCTGAAACATCTCTTGATATTTGAAAGAAAGTATATTCGTTATCTCCAGGTGATCCTGCTATAGTTACTGCTCCACTTTCTGCTGCAACATCTAAATCATTAGATGTTCCACTGTGTGCTTTTGCTGTCGCAACAACTTGCGTTCCAAAAGCTGTATTTAAATCTCCACTATCAGCTAATGCTACGCCAGATAATCCCCATGCAGTAGTTCCTGTGTTTGTAGATGTAGCTGTAAAGAAAGCTTGAAAAGTAACTGTTCCTGCATTCCATGATTTAGGAAATGCTACAGCGAATTGTGCAAATTCATCAGAATCTTTGTCAAAGTCTAAAACTTTAATTTCTGGACCATTAGATAATTCTACTTGAGCAGCTTCTGCTCCGTTTGTTGAATTAGCATACATAGCAACTGCTGGAATCCACATAGTTTCTTTTCCTGCAATTTTAATTGCACCTGTAGCATCAGCAGCATCGACTGCTTTAGCAACTCCCGTGCCGTTAGGAGCAATAGTAATATCTCCATCAGCAGCATCTGTAATAGTAATTGTACCTGAATTTGTTCCAGAGTTAGTGCTTAAAATTAAATCTGCAGCCCCACCAGTTGTTACTGTAAGTGTACCTGCTCCATTAGAAGTTAATGTAGCTGCTGCTCCCGAATCTCCAACTTTTACAGTGTCACCAGCAAGAACAACATCTCCTGTTCCTGCAGGAACAATGTTAATATCACTATTAGTTTCACCTGTTGAGGATAGAGTTGGTCCGTTACCTGTAGACGCGTTTGCAATCGTAAATTCGTTTACCGCTGAACTTGTTGCAGTTAGATTAATTAATTCATTTCCATTTGTATCTGAAATTTTTGTTCCAATTTTAGGACTTGTTAAAGTTTTATTTGTTAAAGTTTGTGTTCCAGTAAGTGTTACGTCACCTGTACCAAAACCCATATCAATAATATCAGGATTAGTACCATCATTTGCAGAAGCAAATACAATTTTAGTTGCTCCACTAGCTACCGCTACACTATCACCGGATCCTGAAACATATTTAAAAGTTACAGTTTGAGAACCACTTGTAGAATTTTTTAAAAAATAAAATGTTTGAACATCAATAGGTATAGTTACATTTCTTCCAGCACTTAACGAACCTGTAAACTCTATCATTCTGTGAGAAAGAGTTGCTCCAGTTGAACCATCATTAACAGTAAGATCTGTATCTCCTGAATCAGAAACAGCTTGTTGAGTAAAACCACCAGAAATCTGTTCGATGATTTGTAAATTAGTATTTGTTTTTGTCCCCCATGTACCGGCGTTTTCACCAGTTGCTTGAAGTTCTACCCCTAAAGGTGTGTATGTTGATGCCATAATTCTTTTCTCCTATGCTACGTCACTATACGTTGTATTTGAGCCTGTTGCAACATCTGTATACGATGAATTTGAACCTGTGTCAACATCTTGATATGCTTGAATACCTATTGTTGATGCTACAGAAGCAGTAAATTCTTGTCCTGTTAAACCCATAACATCAGCAGGTATTAACGATCCTACACTAGCTGTAAAAGATACACCATCTAAACCTACAACTTGTGCTGAAGGATCTATTGCCCCTACAGCTGAAGTTATTTGAACACCAGATATAGCTACAACTGGATTAGAAGCTATTTGTATAGTACCAACAGCAGAAGTAGAGGATATGCCGGATAGTCCTATAACGTCTGCTGGAGATATTGATCCAACAGCAGAAGTAGATGATACACCAGATAGACCTACAACATCTGCTGGTGTTATCGAACCAACATTTGTTGTTGATGAAACTCCTGTTAAAGAAAAAGTTGCATTACCAATTATTGTTGGTGATCCAACACTTGCAGTTGATGCAACTCCTGTTAAACCTATAACGTCTGCAGTTTCTAAAGCAAAAACTCCCCAACCTTGTTGACCATACGTACCTTGATTCCAAGCACTTCCACATCCAACTATAGTTGTTAATGCATTTGGTGCTTCTAATTCTACAACTAAACCTGACTCTCCCCAATTTTCAACTCCCCAACCATCTTGACCCCAACCTACTGCTATTTGAGCAGAAACAGAAACAGATCCAATTGCAGAAGTTATAGAACCAGGTGAAGTTAAACTTATTACCGCATCATTTAATTCTCCCCATTCACTATCATTCCATGCTTGTGCACCCCATCCTAAAGAAAATGCTTCATCCGTACCCCAACGATTAGTATTCCAACCTAAAGCTCCCCAAGTATCTGCTGTAGGGGTATTTGCTGTTCCACCCATTCCAGAGTGAAAAGTACAATAATAATATAAAGTTGGTGCAGAATCTGCGACTACAATTTGTGTATATGCTCCAGAATTTCCAGGAGTTCCATTTGTAGTAACTCCGGTAGTATATTCATCACCTCCTGAATGATTTCCATTACTTGTTGTAGAAAATCTTAATGGGTGATTATTGTTTGAAGAATCCGATTGATCAAATTTATACGTTCCACTTTCTGCTAAATATAAAGTTTCTTGTAAATTACCATCAATGTAATATCTATTTCCGGAGCCAGGATTGGCTACCGTTACCGTGTAAGTTCTAGTAACGGACATACGTCGTTACTCCCCTAGGCTAATCTTATGATTGCGTTAGATGCGTCTGCTGTTGGAAATTGAATTGTAAAAGTTCCGCTGGTTACAGTTTTGTCTGATCCAAAAGCAACTACTGCACACGCTTTATCAGATTGTGAATCATTATAAATTAAACATCCGTTTGCTGTAAAAGAAGCAGAAGAAAAACTTACATCTGCAAAATCACAAACCGCAGTTGTTCCATCAGTTGTTGGCGTTACACTTGTAAGAGTTGCTCCACCTGCAGTGTACGCAGTTCCTGATGAGTTAGTGATTTCATTTGATGTTGAATAAGCTGTTGTGCCTGCACCTAAAGATGCTGAACTTGTGTATAAAGCTATTTTAAAAGTGTTTCCACTTGTTGCTGTGAAATTGTGTGTACCAACTAAAAGTTCTTGTTTAAAACTTGTACAAATTGCCGATGTTATTGCCATAATTTATCTCCTACGGGTTTGCCGAATTTACCGGTATACGAACAGCTCCATCAGTGTAGTCATCTCTTCGTCTTCTACCAACTTGCTCGTTAGCAAACTTCTGTACCTCTTGTTTATACTTATTTTCATATAGTGTCAACATGTCTATCGGACCTTTTAAAAACCCATAAGCTTCCGATAAACAGCAATATAAAAGCCCATTTGGGAAATTTATACTAATATAATTAGTTTGATTACCAGACTCTAAAGTAGCTGGCATTTTATTGAAATGAACTCTAAATTTGTATGTTGTATCGGGCACTGGGGCTAACATCATTCTACCGGATGTAGTATCAGTATCTCCTGTAGCACCACCAAACATAGCATAGTATTTAGGCTGTCCTCTTTTAGAAGATTCTGTTGAAGATACATATTCTTGTAAATATGTAACATCTTTTTTTTCTAAAAAAACATTTGCTCCAGTCACAGCCGATGTTGAGTCATAAACTTGTATAGCTCTAATAAATAAAGCACCTGCAGGAGCATTTATAGATTCTTGACCAGCAACTAAATTACCTGTTTGTTGTTTTCTATCTGCATCAATAGGAACATCTCTCATAATTCTATATTGAGAATTAAGAATTATGTTTTCTAATATATCTGTGGTTAAAACATTAGAATCTGTTTCAGTATAATTTCTTATTTGTGTAACTAACGTTGAATAACTTATACCAGCCATTAAATAACTCCTGCTTGTCTTAGCTCTCTACAAACTAAACAGCTTTTTCTGTAGTATATATGTTTACTACAAGGATCTAATTTAGGTTTTACTTCTTTTTGTAAAACAACAGATTCTTGTCTTTTAGGTTTAAATATATTTTTAATTTTATTCCAAATATAACTTATCATAATATACCTCTTATCATTGGACTAACATAAATGTTTTCTCCACCACCTGTTATATTACCAACTGCGTTATAAGGCAAGGTAACAGTGAAGCCTGTATTAACTATTTTTGTAGCTGGCATAGCTCCAGTTTGTTCAGTTCTTGTTGTAACTGATTGTATTTCTAAGCCTGGAAAAACTAAAGATGCAGCGTGTGCTGTAGCATTTGTGCTATTAGGTGTTTCTCCTCTAAAGGGTGCATTTGTACCTCTTGTTAAACCTGTTAATGTTTGTCCTCCAGATTTACCTGTGTATTTTATAACCTCTCTTTGAACAACAGGAACATAATCAGGATTTGTTGCACTAGGTGAAGTTGAACTTTGTACAAAATAAAAGCCTGTTGCGGAAAAATTAGTATTAGAATCAAATGTTGCTGTAGTTGCTGAAGCTGTAATTGCATCAGCTGTTGCAAATATTGGAAAAAGATTTGATCCTAAATTAAAACTTTGCGCAGGATCATTACTAGCTGGATTGTAAAACAAAACAAAATCTCCTGCTTCTAAAGTGTGATTAAGTAAACTAACAGTTAAAGTTGAACTACCATTTGTAACTGTAAAAGGATCTTTTGGTAAAAGAATTGCAGTTGGTGGTTCACTTCTATCTGATCTAACATTTCTTATAGAAACACCATCAGCAGCCATTGGCTTTGGTTCCAATTGTGGTTGCTTTGGTTCAAACTCAGATACATGCACAAAAGAACCATTCCATTCTCTAACCATTTCTTGATATGGAAACTCCATACCTGATCTGTCTGATATTGCTTTTGCGTATTTACCTGTAGCGTATTTTGGCATTATGCTCCTGGGTAGTATGCTTTTGGTGTAATATATGTACTAGAAGCTGAACCATCTTCTGCTAATGCTCTAGCTAATTCATCCTCGTAATACAGTTTCATTTGTTGTGTAAGTTGTGGTTGATACTTTTGTGCAAGATAAAAAGATAATCCAGCTGTCATGCAAGGCACAAATCTAAATGGAACATCTGTTGCATTTGTATAATCACCCACATCTTGAATTCTTTTTATGTAATAGAAGTGCATATCTTTAGATGCGTTTGTTGCATCTGGTGTTGGATAAACGTGAACTCTAACTTTATCAATAAATCTTTCTACCCAATATTGATTAGGTGTACCTTTTGATAATTTGTTTGAGAATCCTGCATAAGTAGATCTATCTACTTTTGTCATTGGACTATCTGATTGAGTTGTTTGAGTTCTATTACTTCTTAATTGTGCTTCAAGGACATCGGATATTCCGTATATTCCATTTGGATTTGATGTAGCACTTGTGCCATCATCGCTTGATCTAAAAAAATCATATTCTGCTTGACCTTCAACTAAATCTAAATCTAATTCATCTATTTCCCAATAGTGAATGCCTCTGTTACCCCA